CATCTCAATAAATCATGCTTAATCAAAAGTTTCAGTTTAGAATTTTAATGAAACCTCCAATTTATGCGTTGTCCTATGATATAGAACACTACTAATGAGAATTGTAGGTTCTTTGTCACGTCTTCGTTATGAATTGTTCTTGTTATTTTGATAAAGTATGTACCCCCCCATTAATCATTATATTAATTTATATTTGTATCATTTACTTTGTATTGTGTGTTTAGACTACTCTACAAGAGTTTTCATCATATACATATAAAGTGCCTCTGAGTTTTTGTAAGGATCTCATAACCGCCTCTACTATCGAACCAGAATTCAGGATTACCGTTTCTGCTTTAGATTTTAGTTGTATCCCGTTGAGGGCTTGGTGAAAATCAAACATCAAACATGCACTGGAAAGAATGATGAATAGGAAATATTACTGAAGTTTACTTTCCCTTTCCACTTGGGAGTATACGAGGATGGAACACCAACTTGCATTTAATACGATCTGTGTGAAAGACCCCTTTCGTGAATGCAACTTGTTAGTAAGCATTGTATACTAAAGAGACTTTAGTTTAGTCTGTATTTCTGATATTTTACTGCCAATACGATACTTTGTTTATGTTACTTGTTTCCTTTTGGAGATGTGTCCTTCATGGACGTGTTAGCTTATTTGTTAGCGTATTTTGTGTTTACATCGACAGTGTTTGCACAATGATCATTAGTTTCATCCGAGGTAGGGTATCAACCCCTCGTTTTGTTTCTAGAACTAGAGTGTCGCTCACCAAAATAAAATGAACACCACCAATAACCTAGTGGCTCAAGACTTGGCAGTCAAGATCGATATGGAACGCGCGAACTATCTACTCGTGCGTAACATCAAAACATGGGATGACTTTGTTAAATTTCGTCCTATGTATAACCATTTCAAAACTACTGCTCCTATTAAAAATGGATCCACCTATCTTATTAAGAAAGGTGGTTATACTAAGAAAAATGGTTTTGCTATTAAATACATTAAACCCTATATTATTGATGGCAAAATGTTGCCTTTTGCAACATGCCATGAAATCGTTTACGACGATGATCCATTTGTATATTACCGCACTTTCGACACTAAACGTGAGTCAGTTGAAACAGCACGAGAGCGTGCTCGTTTACTTCGTAAAAAGAAAGCTCTCTATGTTGAGAAATCACCAGATTCAAGTCCTACTTGTTCTGGAGAAGTTATTAATCAATTTGAAAGAAATGGAGTTTCTATGATTAGCTTTACTTCTCAATGTAAAACTCTTTGTGTTGATACTGTTACTGACCCTATTATGCAACAACCTTTGTTACCTTCAAAAATGTTAGAGCAAACAATACCAGCACAACGACCTTTCTATTACGGACCTCATGCTCAAGATATTTGCCCCCCGGACTTTAACCTCATGCAAAAACTAACTTGGATTCAGAACACAATGTGTTCTAAGATGACCAATCGTCGAATCCTTTTGAACATTGCAAGCCCACAAGATGGTTATTCTTCCGATTGGGTAAATTCAAAAGTTTTAGATGAACATTTCCCTAGTTTACAGTTTGAAATTAATTCTATTCGAAAAATGATTATTGAAACTTGTGGAATGTACCATTCACTTGTTGGTCTTTTCTACGAACCTCAAGGTGCAACCTATAAAATTTTGACAGATTCTCGCGCCTGGGGCTTTAATCATACTGCCCAACAGAAAACTGATTACATTCGAAGATATTTACAAACACTTCTACCCCAACAACGTTTTCTAGTGGACATAGAGTTTAATATTGAACCTTCTGTACGAGACGTTTGGAAAAGTAATTGGAGAGAACGTTTTCCAGGAATTATTCGTTTTATTGAACAAATTGAACAAACGTATGAGGATGAAAATCTCTTGGATTATACTCCTAAATTGTATTATCTTGAATATGAGCCTCAATCTTCTCGCGAAATAGTTTCTGATTTTGAACAATATTTGGAACTACTCCGTGGAGTAGGTACTAAAGGAAATGGACGACCTCAGTTACCCAAAGGAACCCGACTTTCTCGTGAATTAGCCGCTTACCATTTCCATTCTATTCAAGAATGGGAGAGAATCAAGCGTGAAGTTCACGAAAACCGTTGGTGTAAACTGATGATGAATTGGAACGAAAAGAAATTGTTTGATAAATGTTCGACCGGCAATCGTAAAAAGAAACAGAAAAATGTTACAAGGAAACTTAAACGAATGTTTAGAAATTACGAACCACAAGGATGGAGAGAAGTCTATAAGTCAGTTACTGATGCGATTTCGGGAAAAGTGACAAGAATGGCAGCTTCTATAGCAGCCAACGTTTGTCATAAGAAGTTACATGCAGGTCTTGATTTTATGATTTCAGAATTCACCAGCAATTTTAAGAAAGCTTCTAACATCAAGAGTTACTTAGTAAAACTGTATTGTGCTCTTTGTCTTGCTATGGATTATATCAATCGCCCTGAACCTGACGCCGCTAAACACCTCATGTTTATCGCCCATATGTTTTTCGACAATATGTGTACTTTCGCAGGTGCCACCCTCTTTGCAGGAACAGACATACTTGGTTTTGTTTTTGAACCTATTCTCGCATTTGTGCGCCAACTATCACAACAAATGCGTAGAAAAACTACATCCACTAACGACCCAGTCACTCAGAATTTCCAGAGCCAATCAGATACTAATGTGTTTTCGAATTTTGCCACAGTTTTCAACTATGCTTTCTTTGGCAAAGATATGCCAGATTCAAAAGCAGAGAAACGTTTGAAAGCCATTTCTACACTTGGACATGCTATTACAGGAACCCAAACTCTATTTCGTTTTCTTTACAGTTGCTTTGAATTCGTTGGACGACGTATTTTCAAAGAATATCTTGGAATTGACCTATTTCCTAATGAAGCAAATGAGCTTCGTAAAGATATCCAACGAGCTGAAGAAATGTTACTTGAAATTTCGAATCATATGACCCTCAAGCCAAATGATAAAGAACGTGCTCGTACATACTTGGAGGTTATACAAAAAGATTTTGCTTCGATTGAAACCCGTGTTAATGATATTAATAAATCACAGTTTACTTCTGCATTCATGTCTTTTAGGAGACAATACATGCAATTGTATCAGCGCTTGGATGCTAGTGTCAAGACCAAAACATCTCGTACTCACCCGGTTGCAAGTTTGCATCTCGGTATGACCGGCAGTGGTAAAACATCTGCTGGATGGTGGTTAACAAGGTTGCTTATGGACCCAGAAGACCCCGTACGAACTGATGACAACATTTACTATCGCAACCGCCAAGCAGCTTTTTGGGATGGTTATGCGCAACAGAAGGTTGTTATTTTTGATGAACTTTTCCAAAGTAAAGATCAAACCAGAATTGGATTAGAATCAGAAGAGATTTTTGGAATGCTCAATAATGCCAGATACAATCTTAATATGGCAGCTTTGGAACGCAAAGCAGATACAGCTTTTACATCGAGATACGTTTTCTTTACTTCTAATTTTGCCGACCCTGAAATTATCAAGCTCAAACCACGAATTCCCAATTACCTCAACTTGCCCCCAGATGTTGCTAAACAAGTCACTTCAATTGATGCATTAGGTTCTCGTTTCAGAGATCAAGTTTACATGGTACAACGAAAAGTTGGTTCTACCAGCAAACGCATGGATACTTTTGATTCCAACGACATCAATCATCCCGAACTCAAGGAAGCTTTGATGGATTGGGAATTTTTCCGCTACAGATATGAACCCAAAACAGAAACAGGTGGACCTAATGTTTCCGGACAATTCCGACTTTTTGTTGACAGTACTGGTAGACCCATTAAGTATGATATTTTTGAAGTTGCCAGTTTGTTACGCCAAGCTAATGAAATGTATGAAAAATCTGATATTGCTGAACTTACATCACGAGTTGAATTAGACAAGTTGTGTCCCCCCCATTGCTCAGTCATTGGTGGAGTTATTCGTGTAAATCGTGAAGAATTTGTGTCACAAGCCGGAGGAACTGAAGAAGAAGCTAAAGAAGAAGAAGGACTTGATGAAAATATTCGAGAACAAACTGTTGTAGAAGATGGAGATTTACTACACCAGTTGTTCCCTTATGTTTGGAAGAAACGTGAAGAAAATGGCGAAGAGAAAGAAGTTGTTGAGACTACACCCGTTATTATTGCATTTATTACAGATGGAACAGGAAAAGAAATTTATGAGTTACTTACGCCTGAAGAATTTACCTGTTACAACAAGCAAGCTATGCATAGAATGTTGTATGTAGATGCAAAGAGCCGAGTTTTCGCTTATGATTTCAAATTGTGTTTAAGCTCAGAATGGGCTGAACTTTTGGCCATCTTTGATATTATCTTCGCAGGACAGAATCCTTTAGATATCGAATATCGTGTAAAAGTCGATCAAGCGACTTCCGCTTTCATGGACGCAACCCTGAAAGACGATTCGATACCTATTTGGAAGAAATTACAAACTTTTGCAGAGAGATGCCTTGTTATCACTATCAATGGTTTCGTTGGCTCGTGTAACGCAAACCTTACTCTTGGAGCTTTAATTTCCGCGCGAGTGATTTCGTGGATGTTTGGAATGAGTTTCCTAGGATACTTTAAACGTAATTTCGTTGCTACTATGTTGATGATCATGATTCGTGAAACTGCAACCAAATTTGAGTTTTCTCTATCGAGTGCCTACGACTCTGTTGTATCGAAGTACAAAAGTTTACCCACGTGGCAAAAAGGAATTGTAGCCGGTATTGGAGTTGGAGTAGTTGGAGTGGGATTGTACAAAGCATATCAATATCTTCGTGCAGGAGACGTTACTATATATGAAGAACAGTCCAAACAATATCCAGACTCCAACCAACCAACGAAACTAGCTGCAAGTAATAGGAGAGGACCCTTAGCAAAAGACATCAAAGTTGCGAAATTTGTTTCTCAGTCAGGATTTTGTAAACAGTTTGAAGACCAAAAACCAAAAATCAATCAATTTGTACCTATTGGAGTTCAAGAAGGAACAGACATTCGAACTGTACATGCACTTAATATTGGAGACAAACATCTTTTGTTTCAAGCTCATGTGTTTTCACAGCTGTTTTCCCAGCCTGACAAAATACGCACTGAGCTTAGCGCACGTACATTTTTGCTGCTTCCTAACGAACATTATACAGACATTGTTCGTATTCCAGTGTCAGACCTAGAAGGAAAATTGGCTGTTGATGAGGCGAGAGATTTCGCATTACTTGATTGTAAAACTTTTCCAAATATCGCCCTAACTCCAAAAATATGGCATCGCTTTATTCGTGAAGATGAAGTTAAGAGAATACGTTTCAATAGTGAAACTAAGCTAATAGTACCAGGAATAAGAATGGAGAGTATTAATCAAAAAGCAGTCATTCGTGGAGATAATTCACTTGAAATTCGCGATGTTCATTTTTCCAAAGCTACTGCTTACTATGGAAATACTGGACCCGATGAATCAAAGGAGTATTGTTTTACAGATGGTATTGTATATAACGGAGCTTGTACTGAACTTGGAGACTGTGGATCACTTTATATGATCAACGATAAAACAGCACCACATAAATACATTGGATTACACACAGGAGGAGTTTTGAAAACCCCCATTGGAATTTGTGGAATGGTGACCTATGAGTATATAGAAAAATTGCTTGGTGCTTTACATGGCCAAGAATATAAACCAACACCTATTGGCAATGCTTTCGACGATTTGAACCCCGATGGTTATGATGGTAACGACCCTATTGTTAAAGTGATCACTTCCCAGAATGCCATTGGAAGCGTGACCTTGCTTGGACATGTACCTTTTGTTACAAATACTGAAAACGATATTGTTCCCTCTGAGTTGGCTAAGACAAATTATTCACCAGAACCAGATTGGGAACCTAAAACTGGCCCCGCAGTTTTAAAACCAATTGAAGTTGACGGTGTAAAAGTTTCGCCTTTCGCGGAAGGTTTGAAGAAGCTTTACAAGAAACCGAAGAAAATGCCAACAGAGAGAGAAGTAGAAGATGCTTGTAGTAGAATTCATTTACAGTATAAACCAAAAGGAATTGATGGCTATGTGCCAAAAGTGTTAACTTTGGGAGAAGCTATAAATGGAACAAAAACAGATTACCTTACAGGTTTGAAAATGAAAACAAGCCCAGGCTATCCTTTTGTACAGGGTAAGTATCAAGATTTCGGAAACAAAGGAGAAAAGGGAAAACTACGATTTTTCAAAAATATACGTACAACTCAAGATCCAATGTACGTGCCAATTTCAGAAAATGGAACAAATCCCTTTATGGAAGAATATGCCCGGTTAGTAAACTTGTATGCACAAGGAGGTGTGTACGGAGTACGATATATTGATTGTCTAAAAGTTGAAAGGAGACCTAAAGAGAAACTTCGCAAAGCGTCCACACGCATATTTTCTACAGCCAACATGTCCTATATTGTGATTTGCAAACAGTTGTGTGGAATGGTGTGTGCCATAATGGCAGAACAACACAATTTTGCAGAATCAAAAGTTGGTATTAATCCACACTCAGACGAATGGAAAATTATGCACGACTTTATGCGAATGTATGATCGAGTTATTGCTGGAGATTTTTCTGCTTTTGATGGTTCGATTATTGCCGCTTTGTTACGTGCCATCCCGCAAGTTTTCAAGAATTGGTTTAACACCTACGCTATCGGAACAGAATTTGAAGAGAAGTACAAAATGTCCCTTGCTAAGATGGTCAACCAATGGCAAACTCTTTTTGATTTCCAAATCCCTAAAGAGTACATCATAACAGAAAGGGAATTTCCAGCTACCCCGGAAGGACTCCTTGAAGCAGTTGATTTGGTCAAGTTACATATGACAATGATCGATAGCACTTGCCATGACATGATTGTTACTATTCGTATAGCAAATGGAGTTGTCTATTTGGTTATTGGGTCGATGCCATCAGGGCATCCCTACACAACATTTGGAAACAACATCGTTAATGGAACAGCAACGAGGATATGCTTTATACGAGCAGGACTAGGAACAGTAGAAGATTTTGACATGCAAGTGCGTTCAGCATACACAGGAGACGACAATGTTCATTCTACGAATAATGAGAAATTCACAATGCGTGTGCTAGTTGAGAAAATGGGAGAACTTGGACTTACCTATACAGATTTCCGTAAAACAGACGAAATTACAGATTTTCATACTTGGGACATCGTTACATTCTTGAAACGTGCTTTCAGAAGAGAAGGAACCAAGGTCTTTGCACCTTTGGACAAAAACGTCATTTTCGAGATGCCATATTGGATTCACAAACAAGGAGACCCCATTGAAGCTACAGTGGTTAATGCCACAAATGCATTACGTGAATGTGTCCATCATGGTAGAGAATTTTATGCTGATTTTCAGCAACATTTGAGAAAGTGTTTCTTGACTTCCAAAGGTCAAGGGGGACTTGGTTTGACCGAAGAACAAATTGGACAAATTAACTGGTCCTACAGTCGATTCTTGGCCGAGATCGAGAGCGGAACTTTCCGCTACTCGTCTGAGTTCTAAATCATAAACATCTTTCTCAGGAGTGGTGGGCTCCTCATAATAACCCACTCCACCAGAACGTGGTTAAAAGTTCGGTTTGGAAATCCTAAATTTCCCTATAACAAGCCTATGTGATCAGGCGGAACAAGATGGGAAACCTCATTGGTATGACTTGTTTCAGTTATAGTATCGAAGTGATCACCCCTGCTCAAAGTTTAACGAGACTTCAGCGCAGTATATTTTCGTTATGTCAGAATCAAATGCAAATGGAAACACAGTTGGCGAGACGGAAACCCAGGTGGGGTTGACCGCTTTCGCAGATACGACAGATATAGTAGTAGAGAACGTTGAGCACCCAATCTATGGACCTTTGGTTCAAGGTTATAGTGCTTACGATCTAGAGAACTTGAGTATTTTGGAAAGAGAATACAAAATTGACAATTTAGTTTGGTCAAGCGCATCAGTTTCTGGTACCGCTTTGGCCGTGTACAACTTTCCACAAGCACTCTTCACGATTCCAACAATTCAAGACAAGTTGAGAACTTTCGACTTGTTTAGAGCGGGAGTTGAGATAACCTTCAGAATTAATGCAACAGATTTCCATTATGGAACGCTGATGGTTGCCCACGTCCCTCATTACGACCCAACTGACTTTCCGAATCCTGCGGCAGCGCCGTACAATTCGGGAAATAAGTTGGGAAATATTTTCACAGCTTCGAACAACAAAAACATTCTCATTTCTGCTAATTCGCGAGACACCGTTACTATCAAGTTACCTTATCGTGCCCCTTACCCTTGGATTGACTTACAAGATTGGGCAAATGGAATTCGATGTCTCGGAGCGATTGGGAGTGTAGTTGTTTATGTTATGAATCCCTTGCGTGTAACAAACGTAGGCAGTCCTTTGCTTTCCGTTTCTGTATTTGCACGCTTTATTCAAGCTGAAGCTTCAGGCAACACAGGTGCCACCCGGTCTTTGTCTTACTTGACTCCGAACTTAATTGGTAATTTTGTACCACAATCGTCAGAACAACGTATACGTTCGGAAAAAGAATCAGTAGCCGGTTTGGCAGCATCAGCAGGTCGTAAACTTGCTCAAAATATTCTCGTACCTATGGTCGGAGGACAGGTCCGTGCTGTTGCAGGAGCAGTTCGCCTTTTAGGTGATGTTTTAACAACGGCAGGATTTGACCAACCGACAAGTACAGCAGCACCTGCCCCTATGAAACTCATAGCCGGCAGTAACACAAGTTTTGGTAAAGGATTGGATAACTCAAACAAATTGGCTCTTGATCCAGAGAACCATATTGATAGCGCAGCAACTTCCATGGAATACCGTCAAAATGAAACTTCAATCAAAAATATGTGTATGATCCCAACCTATTTGGGGTCTATCCTTTTTGATGACAGTAATATAACAGATTCAACTATCTTAACTTTGCCGGTGTGTCCCATGCTCAGTGCAGCCCAATCTTCGACCTATTTGACTTCAGGCGCTTACAAATTTTACCCAGGCTACAGTGCTTATTGGTCCAATCTATTTTCGTATTGGAAAGGATCAATGAAATATCGTTTTCATTTCGTGGGTTCGAAATTTGGCACAGCGCGTATACGAATAGGTTGGTATCCACATTCAGACGAAACAGTTGGAACAGGAGCCAATGGAACGGCAGGAGATTACATTTCCAAAATTGTCGATGTCTGTGGTGACACCACAATTGATTTTTGCATTCCATACTGTCAAGCTGACACATGGAAAAAGGCTAAGGAAATGATACGTTTCAAAGGGAGTATTGGACAGTATGTTAATAAGAGGAAAGCAAATGGCGTTTTGTTCGTCAAGATTGTTAATCCTCCCGAAGTACCCACATCTACCGATGATTCAACCATTTATATGAATATTTGGCAAGCTGCAGGAGAAGATCTTGAGTTTGGAAAATTTGGAATGCTTGCACCTTCAGTCACAAACGACAGTCGTTTTGTTCAACAATGCGACGTAGCAGAAGCTTTCAACCAAACTTTTGAATCTCTTGTACCAGCCAAGTACACAGTTCAACAAAACATCACAATGGGGGAACATGTTGATGACGTGAAGACTCTTCTTCACAGAGCATATCCTATGCCAAATATTGCACGCTCAGCGCTTCCCTCATCCAAAGATCTTGTAAATCCTCTAGCAGTAACAACTTCGACAGACACTTGTTTAGTGTCTTACATTGCAGCACTATATGGAGGTTGGCGTGGTTCAGTACGCCATAAGTTCATTATTGGCGATGCAACTTTTTCCACGACAGATCTTGCTCCTTATGCAGTGTCTACTTACACTAAGTACACAACGTATGATGGGGCACCCAACCCAGCTGCAATTGTCGGAAACTTCAACAACGACCCATTAGCTGGAGGTGGTTTTTGGGTTATTCCCAAGCTGACACCATACACAGAAGTTGAAGTACCTTACTACGAAGAGGTGATATATTGTGTTCCAGCTCTTAGTCAACCGGCCAAAAACTATGCCGGTTCCACACAATATTACGCCAATCTCACACCCAGAACAACCTTACAGATCTCAGGATCTCTTCCGACGACAGCCATACTTTTACGTATGTTTAGCGTCGGGGATGATTTCGAATTGGGAATGCTCATGGCACCCCCTGCACTTTTTGCAGTTGATGGAGGTTAGTTCACACATGGTAGACAAAACCAAGCCCTTAAGGCTAAACTTGTATTCTTCATTTTATCCATATTTTGTTATTTTGTTTCACGAAAAACTCAAAAACACAAAAATAGTAGCTAATTGATCATTTTGTACACACAGATATTTCTTTGAATATCTTGACGTAGATCTACGATGATCTAATGCGTTTTAACGCATATACCAG